GAAGACGCAATCAACCTTCAGAAAAAAGTTGATGCGCTGGGCGAAGAGTCAGTCCAGAAAGCAAAGACAGAAAACCCTTCCAAAAAGATTAAGTTAGCCAACGTACCCTACAATGAAGTTCTGGATGAAACTGGCAATCCAACTGGTCAGCTTGAGTTTAAGTTCAAGCAAAAGGCAAAAATCCAAACCAAGAATGGGCCTATGGATATGAAGGTTGCAGTGTTGGATGCCAAGGGTACTCCGATTACTGAGCCTGTGAATATGGCTAACGGTTCTGAGGTCAAAGTAGCCTTTGAACCAAACCTGTACTACGTCCCATCTTCTGGGGCTGGTGTATCTCTGCGCCTCAAGGCTGTTCAGATAATCAACCTCATTGAATATGAGTCCAACGACTTCGGCTTCGGAGAAGAAGAAGGCTACACGCACGATAACAATAATAATAATGGTAGCGATAATGCCCAAGAAGACAACGAAGAGTTCTTCGGTAACAACGAAGACGAAGAAGAAGACTTTTAGAAGTAAGTTTGAGGAATCTGTTGCAAAGAACTTAGACAGTCAGGGTGTAGACTACGAATACGAAGCCTACAGATTGCCCTACATTGTCGAGCGTAACTACCTACCCGACTTCCGACTACCCTCTGGGGTTTATGTCGAAGCAAAGGGATATTTCAAGTCTGCTGACCAACGCAAGCATAAGCTACTGAAAGCACAAAGCCCTGATATTGAGGTTCGCTTTGTCTTTCAGAATGCCCGTGGTCGTGTTCAAGGAAGCAAACTCACTTGCATCGAATGGTGTGAGAAGAATGGCTTTCTGTATGCAGAGGGTACAGTCCCAAAGGAATGGTTACATGAGTGAAAGACAACAAACAGATTACATTATGATTCACTGTGCCGCCACGAAGCCATCTATGGATATTACTGCAAAGGATATTGATAAGTGGCATCGTCAAAAAGGCTGGCGAAAGATTGGTTATCACTGGGTTGTTTGTCGTGATGGCACAGTCGAAGAGGGCCGTGAAATATCAGAGGTTGGCGCACACTGTCGTGGTTATAACGACAAGAGTATCGGCATCTGCATGGTCGGCGGCATAGATGAAGAAGGTAATCCTGAATCAAACTTTACAAGTGAACAATGGGATGCGCTGGCAAAGCTAGTGTGGCAAATGAAACTTCCGTACCCAGATGCGGAAGTCGTAGGTCATAACGAGTTTTCCTCTAAGGCGTGTCCTTCTTTTAATGTGAGGGAATGGTGGAACGCAACGGAAGTAATTTCGTAGCTCACATACCTTGCCCAGCTTGTCCGTCATCAGATGGCTTTGCAGTCTATGATGATGGGCATGGTTGGTGCTTTGTGTGTGGTCACTACGGAGACAGTAATCAGGAAGAGCGGAGACAGAGTAAAGTGAACCACGATTTAGTCAAAGGCGGCTCATACAAAGCACTAGCCAAACGAAACATTAATATGGAAACCGTAAAGAAATGGGGTTATCAGGTAGGTAAGTTCAAAGGCAAGCCTGTTCAGATAGCCAACTACAAAAACCGTGATGGTGATTTAGTTGCTCAGAAGTTGCGGTTTCCAAATAAAGACTTCTTGTTTATCGGTGACACCAATGACATTGGCCTATACGGACAGTGGCTATGGCGTGATGGTGGTAAGCGAGTAGTTGTTACCGAAGGGGAGATTGATGCCCTTTCGGTCAGTCAGGTCTTAGGTACATCATGGCCTGTGTGTTCCGTTCCTAACGGCTCACAGGGGGCAAAGAAAGCCCTTCAGAAATCACTTGAGTGGCTTAACAAGTTTGACAGCGTTGTTCTGATGTTTGACTCAGATGATGCTGGTCGAAAAGCCGCAAAGGACTGTGCCACTTTGTTCCCGTCAGGCAAGTGCAAAATTGCACATTTGCCCTTGAAGGATGCCAATGAGATGTTGGTAGCTGGTAAGACCAAGGACATCAACAACGCCATGTTCGATGCCAAGGATTATCGTCCTGACGGTATTATCAATGGGGATTCTCTGTGGGATGTTGTTACCAAAGAAGATAACACTCAGTCCTATGAGTACCCCTACCACGGACTCAATGAGAAAACCCTTGGAATACGTAAGGGTGAAATCGTAACTGTGACCGCTGGTAGCGGCATAGGGAAAAGTCAACTCTGTAGAGAGTTTGCTCACTTCCTTCTGCAACAAGGTGAGACTATAGGTTACATAGCACTAGAGGAGTCGGTAAAACGTACTTCCTTGGGCCTCATGTCTATAGCTATGAACAAACCCTTGCACCTTGGTAACTCTACCGCAAAGGAAGAGGAGCTAAAGGAAGCGTTTGACTCTACCCTTGGTACAGGCCGTGTGTATCTTTATGACCACTGGGGTTCAACCGAAAGTGAGAACCTCATGGACAAGATACGCTACCTAGCCAACGGGTGTGGCTGTGGCTTCATTGTTCTTGACCACATTAGCATAGTTGTTAGTGGCATGGAGAATGGTGATGAACGGCGGATGATTGATAACACCATGACGAAGCTCCGCGCTCTCGTTGAGGAAGTTAAGATTGGTCTGGTTCTCGTAAGTCACTTGAAGCGTCCCGAAGGTAAGGGACACGAGAATGGCGCACAAACAAACTTGTCACAACTCAGAGGCAGTGCGGGTATCGGGCAACTATCCGATATCGTGTTGGGCTGTGAGCGTGACCAGCAAGACCCAGAAATGGCAAACGTAACTCAAGTTCGTGTGTTGAAAAACAGATGGACGGGGGAGACAGGCATTGCTTGTAGCCTTGAGTACGACAAGTACACAGGCCGAATGACTGAGTTGGCGATACCAGACGCTGAAGATGAGACTAACCCCTTCCCTGTAGAAAAAGGAGAGTTCTAGTGGCTAAAATGAGAATGGATTTGGATGTTCATACAGAACTGACACGCGAAGGTGTGGAAGTAACCTTGATGATGTCAGGCGATGATGAAGGTATAACAACCACCGTCACCTATGATGATTTGTTCGATGACATCAAAGATGTCTACCTTACAGACCACCCCGAAGATATGAGAGAAATACAAGCCATTGCAAAGGGTATGGCTGACATGAGTAAAGACCTGTTCTGCTTACTGCCAGCGGCGGATATAGATGAAGTACAAGAGGATGCTTAATGAGGTTAGTATTCGATATTGAAACCGATGGTTTATTGGATACAGTCTCTAAAGTTCACTGCATTGTCGCTCGTAACATTGATGATGACAAAGAATATGTCTTCGTTGGTAACGACTGTCGAGAGGGCGTTAAGTTCCTCGCAAGTGCAGACACTCTCATAGGCCACAATATTATAGCCTTTGATATCCCTGTTCTACAGAAGTTATACCCAGACGTTGAGTTAACCACGGTTAACTGGGTGGACACTCTAGTCCTCACTCGCCTCATCTGGCCTGATAGAAGAGACAGAGATTACAAGCTATTCCGTAGTGGCAAACTACCGCCAAAGCAAATTGGCTCTCATAGTCTAAAGGCATGGGGCTACCGCATTGGTGAGTACAAGGGGGAGTTTGGAGAAACAACCGATTGGGCAGAGTTCAGTGATGATATGCTGAAATATTGCCAGCAAGACGTTGTTGTGAACTTGAAGCTGTACCTCAAGATTGAGGCTATGGACTACTCACAGGATGCTATCGACTTAGAACACAGCATCCACAAAATATTGGTGCAACAGGAACACGATGGATTTCCGTTTGATGAACGGGCGGCAGAGAAGTTGTTTGTTGTTCTTAACGAAAGACGGTTGGAGATTGAGCGTGAGCTTATGAACAGCCAACCCCCGTGGATTGAAGAGACTGAGTTCATACCAAAGGTCAATAACAAGACACGAGGGTACGAGAAGGGTGTGCCTTTTATTAAGACAAAGGAGATACCCTTTAATCCTAATAGTCGTGAGCATATCTCAAGAATGCTTATAGAAAAATACAACTGGCAACCAACCCTATTTACTGAGACAGGCTTGGCGCGAGTGGATGAAAAGGTACTGAGCGGTCTGGATTACCCAGAGGCTAAACTTCTAAACGAATCCCTCATGCTTCAGAAGCGTCTTGGTCAACTAGCGGAAGGTGCAAACGCTTGGTTAAAACTATCAAAGAATGGAGTAATACATGGGCGTGTTAACCACATGGGCGCAGTCACTTCGCGTTGCACTCACTCTAATCCAAATACGGGTCAAATTCCTAGTGTCTCCGCTCCTTACGGGAGTGAATGTAGGAGTCTTTTTCATGCTCCTACCAATTACATGGTCATGGGTTGCGATGTTAGCGGCCTTGAGTTGCGCTGTTTGGCTCATTTCATGGCTATATATGATGACGGTGAGTATGGTGATATTCTTCTTAACGGAGATATCCACACGGCAAATCAAAATGCGGCGGGACTACCCAGCCGCGATATGGCTAAGACATTCATA